TTCGAGGAAGAGTTTGTTATCCTAGAATATGTAAAATAATTTTGAATGTTTAATATTTTTTAACTAAATTTGTAATCTAATGCACTGGAGAAATTTAATGAAAGACAACAAGTACCTAGGGAGTTGGGACTTGGAGGTCGATGGCAAGTACGAGCCACGAATCGTTACAATCGAAAAAATATTTCAAGACGTCATGATTGGTGAGATGGGCAAGGAAGACAAGGTCTTCGTAAAGTTCAAGGAATTCCAAAAGTCCATGGTGTGTAATCGCTCAAACTTTAAGAGACTCGAAGTTTTCTTCAACTCGTTTGACTTTAACGACTACATTGGTAAGCAGATTGTCATGTCGGTAGAGAAGGTCAAGAGCCCACAGGGTATGGTTGATGCGCTGCGTTTTAGCACTCGTCCGCTACCTAAGAAGGAGAAGCCAACCCTTGACGACGCTCGATTCGCTAAGGCGTTGCAGGCGTTACAGGAAGGCAAGACAACCATTGAGAAGTTAACTAGTGATTTTAATTTAAATCAGGCGCAACATGATCAGATTAAGGGCATCCAATAGTTCAGGAATATTTTCGGGCGCAACCGGGGGTCTAACTCCGCTCCAATCCTCAACATTAGATGGCCTATTGGCCAAGGTAAAGCTAACTGAAATCCAAGCAGCCAAGCGTGATGAGTTGATTGCCAAGCGTGACGCCAAGCCTGAGCTCAGTGATGGCGCCAAGACTATCATCGAGGACATCATCAATACTGATGCATACCAGTACAAAGACTCGTTCGGTAGCCGTGAGACTGACAAGGGTACGCGCGTTGAGGACGACTCGATTGAGTTGTACAACCGCATCTTCTTTACTGACTACAAGAAGTTGGTCGAGGGTGATGAATTCTATGAGCTTGCTTACAAGTGCTTAGGTGGTCACCCTGACATTGCTGATAGAAAGCGATTGAAGGTCATTGACATCAAGAGCCCATGGTCTAAGAAGACGTTCCCTAAGTTGGAGAGTAAGGCTCAGAAGAAGGTCAAGGAGTCTGGGTACGACTGGCAGATAAAGAGCTATCTATTTATGCTACGCAAGATGACCGGCCTTGATTGGCGTGATGGTGAGGTGGCATACATGTTAAGCGACACGCCTGAGGATTTACTCAACGAATGGGACGAGCCGACATTGCACTACATGGGTAACGTTCCTGATTATTTGCGCGCTACTATTGTTAAGGTCACGTTGACTGACGATGAGATTGCAGTCATGGACGCAGCGTTAGATGCCAGCATTGAGTACGCCAAGTGGTACGTTGACTATTTAAAAATCAAAAACTTATGATACGCTTGCTTACTGATGGTGGATATCCATCATTATCTAACCATGTCGGTGAACTATTTCCGATCGACAAGAGAGGACACCTATACTACATCACAGTAAAAGGAAGAGAGTATGTGTTCTATTCTGATGAGGTTGAGATAGTTCAATTACCCGAAGACAATGTCGGTAAGCAGCTACTAAGTATAGTTACCATGATAGTTGTTACTGCAATAGCTATCACAATAATTATTTACGTAATCTTTTAATTAATACCTATATGTTTAAATTCAAAGGGATTGCCTACAAGGTGGGCAACGTGGAGACTATCTCCGACAAATTTCGCAAACGTGAGTTCATTGTAACTGATGGTGCTGACCAGTATCCGCAGTACATTCCATTCACATTTGTTAACGATAAATGTGACTTATTGGAGAGCATTGCTGAGGGCCAAGAGGTCGAGGTGTCGTTCAGTTTAAAGGGGCGTGAGTGGACCAATCCAAAGGATGGGCAGGTGAAGTACTTCTCAACAATTGAGGGCTTTGCTATTACGACCACATCTAACTCGGCATTCGCTCCTAACGTAGCGCCTAGCGCTCCAGGATCAGGGCACACTGACGATTTGCCATTTTAGTTCATAGCACCTGCTAGGACAGGTTTGTTGTTTTGGTTTAATGGGTGTATCCTAGTGCACCCATTTTTAATCTAATTTAATTATGTGGTTTAGAACGTCAACGGCTGATAATCTTCAGACCGACCCAATTGTCGATAGGGTAATCAATAAGTATCATGAGAGGTCTCAAGCAGGCATAAAAAAGTATGGGACGATGCTAACTCGCGACGACCTCAGTACACTTGACTGGTTGAAACATTTACAGGAAGAGTTGCAAGATGCAACGCTCTACATTGAGAGGCTGATGATTGTGAGAGATAGTGGTATGGATGAGTATTACCAAAAAGCGGCTGAAATAGTTGGTAAAGAGATCGATCGTTTGGAGCCGGTATACAAGTTCATGAAAGCTCTCAACATAAACATGGAGTCTGTATTTGAGATAACAGACAATGATGGAAACCCTAAGAATGTAAGGGTATCAGATGTATTTTTTAATCTTTAAAGATGATCATTATCATACAAGAAAAGCCGGTAAAGAAACCTAAGTCATCTCCAGCAACACCGGAGGAGATGGGAGTAAAGAAACCTAAATCAGAACAATGAAGACAGCAGTAGAATGGTTGGCAGATGAGTTATGTTACATAACAGATAATGGTAGATATATAATAGATAATACTGATGACGTTACTGATGTAGTAAATCAAGCCAAAGAAATGGAGAAGGAGCATATAAGTAAGGCATATTTTGAAGGATGGTGTTGCCCTCACGGAGAAGGATTTCCCGAAACTGGAGAACAATACTACAACGAAACATTTACCAACTCTCCGGAAATTCCGACAAGTTCAAAACAACAATGAAACGAGAATACTATTACCGCATCCTGCACACGTTGGCAGGCATAGCTATAGGGTACTGGCTATTCTATAGCAAACCAAAAGTAGATTACACTGTCATTGAGATACCAACTGACTTTAGTGAATGTACCACTGAAATACAAAAGAGATGTTATGATAGAAATTATTAAGGGAATAATCAAGAGAGACCATCTTGACGGAGATAGCCAGTGTAAGGCCGTTGCCGACGTTCGGAACTACCTAGCGTTTGTCATGAGACACCATTACCACATGAGTCTTAATGACATCGCAAGTGAGTTCAATCGCCGGCACACGTCAATCATGCGCGCTATTGACACGCATATTGCAAGGACGCTTAAGGGCGATCCATACATAGAGGACAATATAATTGAATACAAAAAAGAATTAGGAGATGGTGACTTATTTTCAATCGATTACACAAACCTCCACACCTTTCCACGTGGACGTAAGCCAAGCGCTGAAGAGGATCAGGGAGGGGAAGTCGAAGGAGTTGGTAGAATCGGTCAGAGCTGCCTCGACTAAGGACGAACGCAATGAGCGAAAGAAACTACTACCTGCCATATGCTTCAGCGGTAAGTTTGAGAAGCGTGCAGACACTGCCTGCATCATGCACAGTGGTCTTATATGCCTCGATTTCGATGCCTTTGAGAATCAGCAGGCCTTAGAAGACAAACGCTTTGAGCTACAGCTCAGCCCTTACACCTATGCTATCTTCATGTCGCCATCTGGTGATGGGTTGAAGGTATTGGTAAAGATACCTGCCGACATTGAGAACCATAAGTACTACTTTGATGGCCTTCACTCGCTGTTCTTCTGCAATGAATTTGACACCACAAGTAAGAACCTCAGCCGCGTATGCTACGAGTCATATGACCCAGATATGTACGTTAACGAGGACAGCAAGGTGTTCATTGACATGGTTAAGCCGATGCCTGCACAGCCAAGGGCTGTTCAGACTACAACCATCCGGGTAGACGATACCAATGAAATCATCAGACGACTAAGCATTTGGTGGGGCAAGAACTACGGCATGGTCCCAGGACAGCGCAACAACAACCTGTATGTATTTGCTGTGGCCTTAAAGGAATTCGGAGTCAATCAATCTGAAGCTCAGTCTGTGTTAATGAATCAAGACCCATCGGGTGAGATGCATGCTGAGATACCAACGATTGTTCGATCGGCCTATAAAGACATGTCATCGTTTGGCACCAAGTTCTATGAGGACGTTGAGAAGTTAGATGAGATTAAGCGCGTTGAGAAGATGAGTGCTCAAGTAGATGATTGTGAAGAGTTCTGGACCAAGTCGAGCAAAGGGAAGGTTGAGGCAGTCCCTCACTTATTTAGAACGTTTCTAAATAACAACGGATTCTTTAAGTACTACCCACCTGGCTCAAGGACGTTTGTGTTTGTCAGAGTGATTGACAACCTTATCAGCGACGTAAACGAGGATATCATCAAGGACTTTGTGCTTGACTATCTGATGGACTATGATGACTTGATGGTGTACAACTACTTCGCCATGAACACCAAGTTCTTCCAAGAGGCGTTCCTAAACTTTGTTCCAAAGATTGAGGCGACGTTTAAGGAGGATACCAATGAGTCAGCCTATCTGTACTATATGAACTGCGCTGTGCATGTCACTAAGGATAAGGTTGATGTGATTGACTACAAGGATTTGGATGGTCATGTGTGGGAAATGCAGCGCATAAAGAGAAACTTCATCTACCAACCTAACGTTGAGGAGTGCGAGTTCAATACATTTGTCAGCAACATCTCAGGAGATGAGTCGGATAGAGTTCTATCGATGCGCTCCACACTTGGATACCTAATGCACAGCCACAAGCCAGCAAGTTATTGTCCGGCTGTTATATTAAACGACGAGGTGATTAGTAATAATCCTGAGGGAGGTACTGGTAAGGGAATCTTTGTCAACTCGATCAACCACATGAAGAAGATGGTAAAGATTGATGGCAAGGGATTCAGCTTCCAAAAGTCGTTCCCATACCAACGCGTTCAAGTTGATACACAGGTGTTGGTGTTTGATGACGTCAGCAAGGGCTTTGCATTTGAAAACCTATTCAGTGTCATCACTGAGGGTATAAGCTTGGAGAAGAAGAACAAGGACGAGATTCACATTCCATTTGAGTACTCACCTAAGATTGTCATCACGACGAACTATGCGATCAGAGGTGCAGGCAACTCATTCGACCGACGCAAGTGGGACCTAGAGTTCAAGCAGTACTATACCAAAAACAAAACGCCAGAGCAGGAGTTTGGTCACATGTTGTACAGCGGTTGGCATAATGATGAGTGGATAAAGTTTGACAACTACATGATATCAAACCTTCAGCTGTATCTTAAGAAAGGCCTGATGAGCAGCGAGTTCAAGAACTTAAAGGTTCGTAAGCTTATTGCTGAGACATCGTCAGAGTTCTATGAATGGGCTACGTCTAGGGATAACATGGACACCAAGCCAAATGCCAAGACGTTAGGTCAAGACATGCTTAATAGATTTATTGATGAGTATCCTGACTATGGAAGGTATGGAAGGTATAAGCTGTCAAACGCTAAGTTCTACCATTGGCTTGATGCATACGGAGAGTTTGCATTTGGTATGAAACCAAGAGTCATGCGAGTCACACTTGGCAAGCAGATTCATTTTGTTGTTAAAGAATTAAAACAGTTAAAGTTATGTTAAAAGTAGGATCAGATTTTAGTGGAGTAGGTGCATTCAATCAAGCATTAATGAGGCTTGGTGTAGACTACAAGGAGATATTTGCATGCGACATGGACAAATATGCAAGGCAAACATTTATTCACAACTATGGTGAGCCCGGTTACTTTCCAGAGAATGTGTACGACAGAGAGATTCCATCAGAGTCTTTGGACATATACATGACATCTCCACCCTGCCAAGCATTCTCAATGGCAGGGAAGAGATTAGGTAAGGAAGATGCTAGAGGTATATTGTTTTTCAATAGCCATGAGTTCATTCAAAAAAACAAGCCAAGGTTTTTCATTTTTGAAAATGTGAAGGGCTTATTATCTCACGACAAGACCAATAAGAAGGACAAGATGGGTAACACGTTTAGAGAGTGGTTGGACTACCTTGGCGGAAAGTCTGTTAATGGAGTTGCAAACATGTATCCAATTGATGACGCTGTGCCATATCACATCCATTGGAAGGTGTTGAATGCCAAGAAGCACGGTGTTCCTCAGAATAGAGAGAGGGTATTCATTATTGGCATACGAGATGATCAGGATAATACATTTGTTTGGCCAGAAGAAGAGGAACTATCTAAGCGATTAAAGGATGTTGTCGAAGATAAGGTGGATAACAAATACTTTCTCAGTGAAAAAATGATAAATGGCTTTACTAGGCACAATGAAAACCACACTGAAAAGAAGACAGGTTTTATTTTCAAGCCAAAAACTGAAGATGATGTAGCTAATTGTTTAAGAGCGAACGCTGCTCTAGCTCCTACTGACAACACTATTGACATGGGTGCAAAGTATGCAAAAGAAATAGAGGCGTCATTAAATCAAGACGTATGCACCACAATAGACGCATCTTACTACAAAGGTTTCGGTGTAAGGCAGGGCAAGTGTAGGCAAGTTGTTTATGGTGACAGAAGGCTTAATGAAACACTTGATAAACACGATTTACCTATTGGAGAATTAAAAGTATTGGATACCTACAATAAATCAATACACAACGAGTGCCCAACTTTAAAAAAGCACCATGCTGAAAATGGAGATAGAAAGCTTTGGGATGGTCAAAAAATTCGTCGCTTAACACCGCGCGAATGTTTTCGTTTGATGGACTTCCCTGACACATTTACATGGCCTGTATCAGACTCTCAAGCGTATAAGCAGGCAGGTAATTCAATCGTTGTAAATGTGATATACAAAATCCTTAAAAACATGCCGTTATGAACCTAGCACAAGTAATCCTAAAGAAGCGCTTTGAAGCAATAGTAGAGGTAGCTGAGAAACCAAGAGGAAAGAAGATCGATGCCGAGCTGTCTAGCATGATGGTGTCATACGTATCAGCATTGAGATTTCTTAGTGGTGAGAATGATGACATCTACTACGACCCATACCATGCCATCATGGCCTTGCGTCGTG